GCAGCAATCTGAGCACGATTGCGGATCAACTGAACAGTCAGAGAGAGCAAGAAAATGCATCCAGATTAGAGGGTGCTACTGACGAGCAGATTCGTCAAGACATCGATCGTTTTGCTGGCGATCGTTATCAAGACGTAAAAGCTGCTACAAGTGGTGCTACTCCACAAGCTGCATCGACTACAACCACACCTGCTGGTCAGGTGGCTGCTGAAGAAGGCTCAAATACAAAATTAGGACTAGAAACGGTAGATCCTGGTCCTTTTCAGTCGGGACGAACAGGTAATGCTGTAACTTCCACGGGGACAGATGAGTACTTCTCTGCTCTATATCCTCGATATGTCAGAGAGGATACCGTAATGGGTTACGGAGCTAACTTCCCTGGTGCACAGGTAGGTGGAAGCAATCCTTATAAAGAAACCACTACTGAGTATCTGGGCACACCACTTCCTCCCGTCAACACTACCCCAGTTGATCCTGGTCCTGGTCCTGGCCCCGGCCCTGGTCCCGGTCCTACTCCTGGAGTAACACCTCCTAAGAAAGCGGACAAATTTTTAGAAAGAACTCTGCGATCGTTTATCGGAGAGCAAGCTGGTGAAGCGGACACCATTGGTGCTCGCGGCATCGGTGAGTATATGGGCTACTACGGCGATAGGTTCGGTGGTAACGAAGAAATTCTCGCGAAGGCACGTCAAGAAGGAATCAAGTTTGGTCCCACAGCGGCTACAACGCTTGGCATCGATACTGATACTGATTCTGCTCGTGGTCCTGAGGGTCCTGGAGGTTCCACTGCAGGTGCGATTGGTCTTTCCGCAGTCAATCGATTGCGCGATCGTGGTCTGAGTGACACTGCTATTAGACAGTTTGCTCAGGAGCAGGGTATGCAATACGGACCTGAAGCTTTGAAATCTCTCAACGCTGACGCAAGCTTTGCTTATCAACCCCCAGCTCCGGCAGCTCCGGCAGCTCCTGCAGCTCCCACTCCCACTGCTGCAGCTAAGAGCATCGCAGACCGCTACCAGTACAACCAAGCTCCTACGTACTACAACGCAGGTCAGTCAATTGGTGAAGCTGGACTCGATCGAATGGCAAGAGACCAGGGAATCTCATTCGAGGAAGCACGCCAGAGAGCAGTCAGTGCTGGTATGTCACTTGGAGAACGCGCTCGCAATCGATGACAATATTTTTAGCGGCAATAGTAACCATGTGGGTCACAGTCTTCGCTGCAATGTTTTGGAATAGCAGACCTGCGTCTGCTAAACATAAACATCGAGTTGACGTTAACTAACTCCTAGTTAGATTAATCCGAAGCTCTTGAATTAGTCATGACAGTCGGCTCATCTATTCTACTGTCGTCATTTATTGGCGAGAAAGGCACTCCCGGTATTATCGGCCTTGAAGCACTTAACCGTGCTCGTACTTGGGGCTACACAGAAGATATGATCAAATCCATGCTTGCTGAAGAGAAGCTTGGTCTTGGCTGGAAAGCAGCAGCGAGCCTGAACGGAATCGAAGTTGAATGAGAATTACACACTGATCGGATTTAGAAACAAGAAGACTAGATCGATCGGTGTTGTAGCTAACGACAGCAACCACGCTCAAGCTCAGGCTCTAGACATCAGTCGCGCACTTGGGCTGGAGCGTTTCACACTGGATTACAAACATAAAAGTGTGGAAGATCCAGTCAGCAAGCTTTTTTGCGACCTCGCATACAGTAACTTCAGTCACTCAGTTTGTTACGAGTGGGAAGGGTCTTACACAAACAGCTCTCCAGTGCTGTATGCGTTTGGTTCTCGCTTGTACCTTAGGAACCTCATACTCGATTACATGGATATCAGAAAGGACAGTGTTGTCAAGACTGAGTGCAATAATAAAGAATGTGTTAACCCATACCACTTCTCATATAAGACAGACAAAGCATCGAAATTGACTGGCGGGGACAAGAGAATGCTGTTAGCTTTCCATAGCCAAGGCGCTTCTGTCTCGCAGATTGCCAAGGCACTAAACGTACACCGATCTACCGTCTACCGAAATCTCAATGAACATCTTCATGCTGGGCCTTAGGGTCACAGACACTGCCCAAGAGCAGGAAGGTCTAGTCGATCTTATTACTGAAGCGCTTCCTTCAAGCGACAAAAAAATCCCCACAAAAGTCCAACTCCTGGACAAACCGGGTAGCTACGTAGCTAACCAGCTGAAAAAATTTCAGGAGGGCGACCACATCCTTGCTATCGGGCCAACCAAACCCATTGCAGATGGTGAAGGTCTCAAAATGAAACCCATGATGGTTGTCACTAGAGAAACCTTCGACGACATCCTTGCTATGAACATGTTTATGGCCACGGGTGGTTTGGGTCCGAAAGCTGATGAAGTCCAGCTTGGAGACAACACTGTCACTAATCGCTCGATCGCTTGGCAGGATGAGGACCAAGAAACTCAGTGGTTCAAACTGACAGCCTGGGGTGAAAAAAGCAAACAACTCTCGGAGTTGCCCCCTGGAACCCCGACTGTCGCAGTAGGAAAGGTCTCCTGTTCTTCAAAGGAGGACAAGCAATTCCTTAACTATTCAGTGGATAAAGTGCTTTATCTGCCACGTGGCTCGAAGCCAACCCCTAAGAAAGCTGCTGACCCTGACAAGGGAAAAGTAGCTGCCGCTGCTCTCGGAACTGTTGACTTTAAGTTCTGATCCCGATCCTTTCTTTTACCTTCCTACAACCAACTCATGCCGTACATCGCTGGAAAATTCGACGCTGACGAAATCCTTTGTCAAGTACCGCCCCACACCTTACGAGTCGATCTTCAGGCTCGTCGTTGGAAATCCGATAACGATCCTGACCAGGCCATCATCGACTCGAACGATAATGGTATCCCGATTGAGTTCATCCTTCTTGGGTTTACTCCGTTCTTCGGGAACCTGGGCATGCGTTCTCACGAGGAGTTCATTCGTATTGCTTACATTGGTGTTAGCCCTACCCATCGCTTGCTCCCTAAGCGTTGTGTATCTACTAGCATCATTAGTGGTAAATCTTCTCAGAAAAACTTTATCTCTTATTTCCACACGCTCTACAACAACAGGATCAACGTCGCGGAAGTAGTTACTTCTACTAGGTTCTTGCAAAAGAGCTTTAACGAGACTGATCCCACCACAGGTGAAGACAAAGGTAAGATCAACTACAACGTGTTGGAGTTTAAAGATCGCCCTGTCTCAGGTAAAGAAGAAGAGCAACTTGTCAAAGACATTGAGAAGTGGCTCGAAGGCGATGGTGGAAACTTGGTGGGAGCTGCACTTAAGAGTAGTATCTCCGGCAGCAATCTCATTGAGCTTCCTATTGGAGCAGACATCGCTGCGCTTAAGGAAGCTTTCATCGAAGCAAACCCCAAGCGCGTAGATGGAATGCAGATGGGCGGTCTGTCTTCCTTGCCTGCTGGAGCTGGTGTAGCTGGTAAAGCACTGAACCCAGTGCCTGAAGCTAAGGTCGAGAAACCTAAAGAACTTACGGAAGAACAGAAAGCAGCGATCAAAGCTGCTGGTTTGGATGTATGATTCGCAAGCGCCAGCGGTCTGAACAAAGCCGTAATTTGCACCCTTCCTCTAAGGGAGGCGCTGTAAAAAGTAGAGGATGAACTAAGGCTCAGCTCCCGGTGAAGACTGAGCCTTTTTTCATGTCTCCCGTTTTTCGAAGAGCGACGACATGGGAGGCAGGTCATAACCACGGGAGATGCAGTAAGCCACGAGCTTTTTAAACATCTCAGTTTTAACTAGGTAGTTCGTATGTACAATTCCAAGTATCTCCGTCAACTCCTTCTTGTCGAGACTCTTACAGCTGTCTAACACCCTACGGTGATGGAATTCCTGCTCCATTGTTAAGTACCCTTGAATTCTTCCGAGTATTTCGTTTTCGTTCATGTTTTACAAGATCCCTGAATTAGTTTTCTCTCCTCTAGCTGCCAAGAACATTGTCCTTGGCCGAGTGCTGGTGATCAACGACCAGGAGCAGCTACTAGAAAAGCAGGTAAGCAGAGAAGGTTGCGAAGTTTACTCCTGCACATTAGACGATTTGGCAGATAGCGATAGCTGGAAAGCACTACCTAGAATCGACTGGATGATTTGTGTGACACAAGGGCTAGGTAAAAAAGCAGAGTGGGTAATGGATGCAGCCATGAGTATGCCCGAAAAAGGCTTCTGTTTACTGGATCGCATCAGCTTTCTTGAGCCCACGCGCTCGCGAGAGGTGTTACTAAAGTCTCATTCCCTAAGAAATTTGATTGTTCTTTCGCCACGTCCTGCGTTCCGTGCTGATAACAAACAAGCAAAAGACTCAGTGACATCAGCGTGGTTTGTATTCTCCACTGACTCAACGCACAAAAAGAACACAGAAATAGATTTTGCACTAAACTGGCAGCGACCTCAGGCTGTATGTAGTGGCTAGTGATATCAAAGAGCTTTTATCTAAACTCATCGACATACAAATCGAGCAAAGCAGCAAACTCGACAAAATTGCTGCACTTCTTTTAAGCGATCAGCTACTAACTGAGTGCATTGATCAAAACGGTAAAGGTAGAGACGCAGATACTGCAGGAGAAATAGTTGCTGAGTCTTTCTCCGCAGGACTCTGTCTGCTAGGTGAGCTAGAGAACAGAAACAAGCAGTATCTCTACCAAATGCAGGAATTTTTTCTGGACGACGACAACAGTTCAGTAGGCAACGACGACCTAGCTAATCCTTTCTGAGCATCCCTGTGAGTGATACAAGAGTAACTATTAATGGCCTTAGGCACTACGTTTGCGGTGGTGTTCCTAAACCTCTACCTAGCGTCACTTCAATTCTGTCAGCTACACAATCAGAAGAACAGCAGAGAAAGCTAGCTTATTGGAACAAAATGAATCCAGGAGTAGCCGACTCTGCCGCCACAAGGGGGACCTGGATACACAATGCAGTAGAAAACCACATCACTGGTTTAAAGGTAGTTCCTCCTAATGACTACTTCCCTTACTGGCAAGGCATGCCAGAAAGAATCGACTCTTTGCTCGAAGGAGGGAAAGTCTTGTGGTCTGAGCGTCCCTACCAACAACCACGGTGGAACAAATACGTTGGTGATGACGGAGTAGGGCGTATCTTTTATTACGACACCAAGCGTCAGCAAGGTTACGCAGGCTGCTGCGATCTCATCTACGAAGACGCAAACGGTGAAATTATCCTCGCGGACTTTAAAACATCCAACGGACCCTACGCTGCCAAGTTCCCACCAAAGGACGCAGACATAGATATGAAAACCAGAAAAGCTTTAATTTCAGGTGCGTTCAAGGCTAAGAAGACACGTCTGCAACTAGCTGCGTACAAACTCGCAGCAGAGGAGTGCCTTGACATCAAGATCTCTAAAACGCAAATAATTGTTACCACTGCTGTAGAGCAGTTCAGTACTCAAGTATTCACTTTTGGTGAAAAAATGGTGGAAAAAGACGAAAAGAAGTGGATGGAATTAGTTGGGCAATATTATGATATGCAGGCAGCGAGCGCCTAAGCTAGCGAAAAGCTACAGCTCACCGTTGCACCCCTTGCGTACATTCCGCACAGGAATCATAATAGCAGACCAAGCTGACATCAAATGAAATTCTCATGCTCCATCAACACTGTAGTCGCAAAGTATGTCGACAATGAGACAGGCAAGATTCTTCAGGGTGGTAATTTCCAGGCTTTCAACGAAAACTGGAAAGCTTCAGAAATAGACTCGCATGAGATATCTGAATACGTTGCACTTAAATCTGGTCTTTGTGCGTGGCAATTACTAGATGGTAAGAGAGAGTCAAAGAACACAGGGCTAATACAAGCCGGTCTTATTATCGTTGACATCGATAATCAGGCAGATAAAAAAGGACCTAATGGTGAGAAAATTCAGCAGCAAGAACTTACATATGCTGAAGCTCTCGATTTACCTATATGTCAAAAGTATCTCAGCTTTGCTTATGACTCACCTTCTGGTACAGAAAACTGGCCGAGATTTAGACTCGTCTTCGGTTTAGAAAAACAAATCCGAGACCCCAAGTTCTACCAGTGGTTCTCAAAAACAATTGGTAAGCAAATTCCTGGATCGGACTTCAGAGCTTTTTCAGTTCCTCACTTGTTCTACGGAGCCCACGGCGTTGAAGGGATCCTAACAGTCACAGATAAATTCATACCCTCTGCTGTCATCGACGAGGCTTACAAAAAGTACGCTGCTACAGCACAAGAAGAGGAACAGGAAGACGATAGTGACGGTCACACAATTCTTTCTAGAAACAACACCAGCCCTGACGGTCTCGATCTAACGAAGCTCTGCTCTCAGTTAGTGAGAAACGTCCTTGAAGGAAACGAGGTCGACGACCGTAGCGCCACCATGGCCAACGTGTTCAAGGAACTCATAGGTTGGTGCAACTGGCTTGATAAGCATAGTTTGTCAAGCAGTGTATCTGGGTTGACAGTTGCGCAAGAAGCGTTTTACAATATCTACAGCTACCCACACGACCTCGACGGTAAGTTTCGTCGGATCCTCGATTCGATTCGAAACGCACCCGACCTTCTACCAGCGATCTCCTTGGCTTCCGAGTTGGGAGTCGTAGCTTGCTGGAAAAAGGTAGCTCTCCTCGACCACGCTCTGTTCGAGAAGCTTGCTCCTAAAGAAGACCAGCAAAAACTCGCCGAAAGGCGACCTGGGCCTTCTAACAACATCCTCTCTCTAGACGACTACGTCCTAGAGAACACATCAAAACCTATGACAAGCATCAAAGAACCCACCCAGAAGATCGACCTACCGGACGCAGGTGGCGACAAAGCAGCATTTGCTGAGAACGATGTAGCCAATGCAATCAGCAACACCTTTGGTCATAACTTTGTGTATGACAGTGTCCAAGACCGCTTCTACACCTATGACGAAGAGATGGGTGTGTGGTACTCCATGGATGAGCAGCACATCAAACAGAAGATCTGTTCTGCTCTGGATACCTTTGTCAAAGCGACTCTGATTGCCAAATACACTGCTACCACTATTGACTCGATTTTTAAAATCCTTAAAGGCAAGTTCTTGAAGTCTCTAGACAACGGACGTAAGTCCATCTGGAGCACAGCTCAAGGTTATATCCCTTTCAAGAACGGTGTCTATGACACCAAAGCAATGAAGTTCCAGGAGGGACTTCATAAAGACTTGTTTATCCGGGCAAAACTAGGGTTTGACTATGACGCTCAGGCTACTTGCCCTCAGTTTCTTAACTGGCTTGAGACTTCTCTGCGGAAAAAGCAGTCTGTATTGATTCAGGCTTACGCTCGTGCACTGCTGACTGGATACACTTCCGGCGAACGTTTCCTGCACTTAGTTGGTCCTGGTGGTACTGGTAAGTCAACGATGCAGCAATTGATGATTGCGCTTGCTGGCTTTACTTCCACCCACACGTCGTCCTTGGAGATTATCGAAACCAACAAGTTCGAAACGTACAACTTGATGGGAAAGAAACTGCTCCTGCTCACTGACGAGTCCAACTACAACAAACGTATGGACGTTCTAAAGAAACTTACTTCGGCGTCTGACACCCTTCGTGCTGAGCGCAAGTACGGCAAAGAAACCATCAGCTTTAAACCTGAACTGTTGGTGTGTATTGCATCTAACGAGCACATCTCTTCTAACGACTCCAGCTCTGGACTTGAACGTCGTCGCTTGACCATCGTTATGGACAAAGTAGTCCCTGCGAGCAGCAGACGCCAGCTTCTAGATGTCTACGAAGATCGTATTGAGGGTGCTTTTGTGCCTGAGATGAGCGGCATCGTGGCGTGGGCATTGTCGATGAGTTTTGACAAAATGCGCGATGTGCTTTCGAATCCCGTTAAGCATGTGCCTTCGCTCGCTGTCAGTAACCTCGAAGCACTGAAGATCAACAACCCTTACGTGTCGTGGCTTGATGAGTGTTGTCTCTACTCCCCCAATACAACCACTCCGATTGGTAAAGGTGCTTTCAAAGCTTCAGCAGACGAGCAGGAGAGAGGACTAATCGTCAAAGATGCATACAGTGAACTATATGCAAGCTACGTGCAGTACTCACGTGCATGTCAATACAGACCTTGCAATAAGCCAAACTTTACGGGACGTATAAAGGAGACTTTGCAAAATATCCTTAAACTCCCAGCTTGTGGCAATATAGTGCAGAAGAATGGAGGCTTTGCCGTCCAAGGTTTACGACTCAAAAAGTATGACGTAACATCCGATCGAGCTTCTGTAGGTGACACACGGCTTCCCACGCCTGTCGAGTTTGCGGAAGACCCTGATTTCAACAAGTGGGACAAAGCATTTAAAAAGCATGATTCAGTTCAAAGCAGTTGACGTAGCTCTAATCATCGGAGGTGCAATCGGAGTTGCCACCACCATGGTTAATCCTGTTTATACCGGAGCCTCTCTCGCGTTTATGGGAGGACTACTTGGGGGTGCTTCTCTCCAGGAGCAACGATCTGTCAAGAAGGAAAAAACGGATAAGGAAGCTGAGAGAGTAGGAGTAACCTTCGCCACTCTCTACGACAAAAACCGAGGGCTCGTAGATCCGGTTGAGCTTTCCTTCTTGGCTAACTGTCCTCTTAACCATGCTCACGATTTTTTAAACGTCATTGCTGAAGAGTCAAACGGACAAAAAATCGCTACTAAACAGGGAGTTGGAGTGGTGTTCAACTTTCCCCACGCTCAAAATGCCTTAGACGATCTTTCTAAAAACGCATCAAACTGGGCCCAAGCACAAACCAAACAACTGCAGCAAGACTTGGATCAGCACAAAAGAGCGATCCAAATGATTCAGGCTCAGCAAGCAGCGGCTGCAATGCAATCAAAACCGACAGAACTTGAAAAGCCCGACCCTTGGAACGGAGTAGCTCCTGGGTTATAGACTTATTGAATGATCAGAATCCGAATGGCAGGTGGAGTTAAGCTCCCCGACAAAATGGATCCTCGGTTACTCAAAGCAGCCGAGGAAGCTATACCTAGTAGTCCCAACGTCACAGTGTACGAAGGGATCGCCAGCCGGACAGGGCCGAGTCCTCGACTTCCGTCCACGCTCTAGACTTTGAGTAACTAATACAAACTGATGCCATTCGCTCGCTTGGCAGGTCTAGTAAAACTGCCTGATAATTTAAATCCTGACCTACTTAAAGTAGCAACTGATTTGATCAAGACAGCTAATGACGTAGGGTCTCATGTTTATGGCAGACTAAATGAAGGTTATAACACTCTAGATAGTGCAGTAGGAGGGAGACTACCTTATGGAGTTCCTGAGACTCCACAACCGTCTGAGCCCGCGCCTACTAGATATGTACGAGCTAGCGAGAGATGGACAGATGCAGATGCAAATAGTCCTATATCAACTTACATAAATGAAATTCCTGATAAAGGTGCATTCCCAGTTCCCACAATAAATCCAACAATGGAAGCATTGCTGACTGCAGCTAAGTATGCAGCAGGTCCGTTTGGTACAAATTTTAGAATACTCAGAAGCCCAGGAACAGCAGAGCAACTTCAAAGACAAATTGATGGTGCTTCAGTTAGAGATGGCAAGTTGTACCACGGGCTAGGAGAGCCAAACTACGAAGAGACTAGATTCCCTAGCAACATAGAAGGCGCTGGAATTGTTGGACAGTTTGTAGGTATTCCCGGCTACGACAATAAGGTCACAGTAAATGAGTTGTATGACACCCGAGGTGACGGTTACCATCAAGGACAATTGATGGATAATTTGGCAAGAAGAGATGTACCTAAAGCAGCGGAGTCAGTAGGCAATATCTTATTCAGAGCACTAGATGATTCTGGGTGGGCCAACAAGTATCCCCGTGGTCGAGAGCAAGTAATTGGTGAACTTAATCCTGACCATCCCTACTACCGTGGCGGCCCAACATCTGCGATAGCGCCACAACGGTAATAATATTGCCAAGCAAAATCCAGTTGCCTTCAGCAGCAACGTTCATTCGATGACGCATCTCAGCGTCTTTAGCGTTGACTGCAACTGCTTGCTCTAAAGCAGGCATGTCTAGAGCAAACAAACCATAAGCTGAAATTACAGAAACACCAACACCATACAAAGCAAAAAGGAAGAAAAGTAAATTTTTCATAGTAGTTAGAGAGTCAGAGGGTACGAAGCGATTTCCAACCTGAAAGAGCCGAGTCCTCGACTTCCGTCAACGCTTCTGTAATTGTCGGCAGGAGCTTTTGTAGCTGTCTCCCAATAGAAAGAGCAATTTTTCTATGTTCCAGCTGAGTATCACCCTGGCCACGCAAGCCAACGTAATGCACAAAAGTGCGAATGGGGGCAGCCATGTGGAGTCTGCTCGGCGTGTAGAGCGGGAGGATATTTCGAGCACATTCACGGGCAACACCTGCATCGAGCATATCTTCGTACAGGTTTCGCGCAGTTTTATCTAGCAGTTGGATCTGTTTACGAAACTGAGTTTGAATCTCGTATGGGATCTCAACAGAACTGCTTTGACGATTGTTGGTTGCCTGCTGACGCATCGAGAAGTCAGTCGCATCGATCTCCAACTCTTCCAATACTTCCCACGGGTTCGAGTACCGCTGAGAAAGTTCCTGAAAATTCGCAGTCTTGTGACGAAGGATCTGTGGGGAGATCGCCCTGGTGGTCAAGATCTCGAAGCTCGCACTGGCTTGCTCGAACACCGACCAATGACCGTGCTTGATGCAAAAACTAATTAGCTTTTTGAACTCAGCTCGATCAGGGTTTTTCGTCGACACCCTTGCATGACGAGCAATAACTTCCTCTGCATGAGGAGTGATCCAATCGAGTTCAGCAGTATGCACTTAGCGCCAAGATAATGGCACTCAGCATACTAGGTTCGGGGGAACGCCTCTTGATATCGGAGTCTTTTTGTGATCTCAGAAGGGTTGCTCACCATTCGAATCACTTCGGAAGGTCCCAGCCCAATTTGCATACCTGCCATGCGAACGCCAGAACCTGGCATTTGCTCACTGCGGAGACGACTATTCACCTTTTTTCTCCTCAGGAACCACGCCTGGCATGTAGAGATTGTCAGGCATGTTGTAGTTAATCAGTGGGTATGTAGAAGGATTCTGATCGTTAAAGAAGTTCTGCTGAGGTACAGAAGTCGCCATAGCAACCTCTTGACGCAGAGCAGGATTCAAATTATTAGATTCTGCAATCAGATACTGTTGGTGACTCAAGTCAGCCGCTTTTCCAGGCATAATCATCTTGCCTGCTTGGTTGTACCCTGCAACGCCCACGGGCTCTTGACTTGGCATAATGTTGCCCAGCTGGTAGTTAGTAGTCCCTACTGCTGGGCGCTGGTACTTTCCCGTGTCTACCTCGTACTGAGTAATAACACGATTAATGTTGTCCAAACCTCGCAAGCCGGTGACGGCTGTATTAGAGGAGTGGTACATGGCAGGCGGAGGAGGTAACTGTGTAGTTACAGCTGCCATCCCTCCTAAAGGAGTCATCTTTGGCAGTGGTCCGTTCCCGCCTGGGCGTTGTAGATAAGCCATGACTTACTTTAACTCCTTTTAGGTTGTTTTTTAAGGTTGGTTTTAGCGTCGACTACCCGAAGATTCTTAGAGCTGTTGTCCTCCGCGTTGTAGTTTTTGTGGTCGACGTGTTTTCCGTCTCCCTTAGCCACGCGACCACTCTTAGCAAGATGTCTACGTGCCTTATTACGCGCTGCCCGACGCTTTCTTTGTTCTGGCGTACCGTGGTAATCATCGTACTCCTTACGATAATCGCGGTCAGATCTACTCAACGTGGGACCTTTTACGCTACCTAATTATACTCGGTCAGCAAAGAATGCTTCACGAGCTTCTCTTCCAAAACCCTCGTTTTCTTTGTCCCACGCTTGCCAAAGCCCAGTCAAAAGACCATTAGTGCGACCACTACGCTCATACAAAAATTGCATGAACTCAGCTTTCTGGTTTTCCAGAGGGCAGTCCCAGTCCTTGAGGTAGTCGGTATTCATGGCATCAGAGTGAAGGGCCTCACTCTAGGGGTGTTCTGCCACAATGCCCCATCCGTCATGGGCAGATGAAATAGTCCATCTCTTTCCGAGTTTTTCTTTGTTGTACAGCTGGTTGGCACCATTCGCAGAAAGGTAAACCCCTGTGTCCAGATCGAGGGATCCGAATGGGTCGTGACAGATAATATTCTTTCCGTCCGGGCTAATTCCTTTTGCAAGGATCCAGTGCCCTCCTCCACTGGGGGAATCCAACAAGCCTCTATGCAGAATCCCAAGGGGGCAAGGAATAGAGTTGCGCAGCAAGTTCTCGACATCCTCCCAACCCATGTCCTGCCTGAACTCGGCTTCAACTCCATAAGAAGAGAGTGCTTTAAGTTGCACCCACGCTTCTGTAGTGTCTCCAATCGAGAAAACAGTTTTGATGTAATCATCGTCATTACTAATTATTCCTGGTTTTAAGTAGTTCAATAACATCGCACAAGAAGAAGAATAACAGGTGCGATCAGAGTCCCTGTAATTATCTCGCTGTGAATAGTATTTAACATCCAGATCTATACCAGATCCCTTGTTATGTGTGACTGCACCGGGTGGAACATCATTAATCACCTTCCAATGTTCGCCCCAGATATACCAATTCTTTTGGTCAGCAGTTAGAAGCACTCGTTGGTGAGTTTTACCAGCA